AGAAGCAGAAGGAGCAGTAGTACATCTCGGAACGATAGCCCAAGCCTCCAAGAAAGATTGGAAGGCTGCAGCCTGGTTACTCGAGAGAAGACATGGTTACTCGAAGGATGGAGTTATGCGAGCGGAGGAGCAAGCGAAGGAGATGGAACTCCCCTCCAATATGCTCGAGTTACTCAAGATGCAAGCAAAGGAACTCCGGGCTAGTATGGCTAAAGCAGAATCGAGCCAATCTTGGCAAGCGTACGCAGCACTCCAGAGACAACTCCTGCAGGTAGTCCAGCAGATCAGACAGATTGAAGCGGAGGAAGGTATGGGAGATGAACTCGAAGGGTTAACGGATGAGCAGTTATTAAGCGAGATTACTTCTGCTATCGTATCTCTCCCTCCAATCCTTAGACAGAGGCTCGAAGGCACGATACATTCTATGCAAGATGTTATCCATATTCCCCAGGTGAAAAAATGACAGTAATACAGATTATTCTAATCTCTGCGATGGGAGGCTCCCTTCTTACTACTGGAGCAGTTATCGCTCTAGAGAACCGATCTAAGAACTGGGAAGAGTTATCCACAGGACAAACAGAAGTTATCAACAGTCTAATAACGCTGCAGGATTCAATCCATAAAGAAGAACTCGAGATCCGTAAGAGTTTAACTGCTCCAGATCTTATCGAGGTTCCTTGCTCTGCTGATTTTATATTTAAGAATGGAGAGGGGCTCTGTAGAGAGATGTTCTGCAGATTGCAAACAAGAGAGGGAGATGGGGCTTCCCAATCGGAGTGCGAGGAGATCGCTAATCTGAATAACACCATCTCCATTCTCAGCGAGTGTAAGAATATGGAAATAGAGATAGATCAATGCTTAAAAGTACTCGATACTCGAAAGTAGATAGATTCTGTGAGGTTTGCGAGTGCTTACCTTGCGATTGTCATGGGGTAGAAGATGAACTTCGGATTATGGGTACAGTTAGAACTCATGAAGCACGAGAAGAGCCTCTCTTGGCTCGCTGGCAGGATAGGCTCGCATCCTTCACTCTTGTGCAAGTGGAGAGCGGGCTTATCGAACCCAAAAACAGAATACTTCTTCCTAGTGTGCAAAGAGATCTCCCTTCTGAGGTTGGAACCGATAGAAGACACGATAAGAGAGGGAGCGAAAGCGATGGGGATTAAGTTCTAATGAGCATCCGGGATACTACGAAGAATCTAAGGAGATTAAGGAACCGGGCTACCCAGAATCCGCTCGCTTACTTTTGTCCTACTCCTCCGCAGGAGGCTTGGTTACGAGATCCCAGTAAGATTAAATTACTACTCGGAGGGAACCAAGTAGGAAAAACTTACGCTCAGACAGCAGAACTTCTCTATAGATGTCTAGGGAACCATCCTTATCTAGAGATAGATCCTCCCCCTATCCAGGCTTTCCTCATTACTCACTCTCACCAGCAGAGCATAACCATCCAGGAGAAACTCTACGCAATGTGTCCTAAAGATGCTCTCCATCCTTCCTGCGAGTTCGTACCCGGTAGAGGATTCCGAGGGATCCATCCGGTAGTAAGGTTCAATAATGGGAGCATGATACATATTAAGACCGCTAACCAAGGACTCGGACTTGCTTCTGCTACGGTTGGATACGTTGCAATCGATGAACCTGTATCCCAAGATGTATGGGGAGAACTTGCTGCTCGTGTTCTTCGAGGAGGAGCGGGAGGTACTACTGGGACTATTGGAATAACGATGACTCCAGTAGGACAGGATGTATCCTACTTGAAGCAATTAGTAGATGAAGGGAGAGTTACTTGCCATAGAGCCCCGTTAACCGTAGAGAAAACTACTCCCAAGTATTGCAAGCCGATAATATCCCAATCACAGATCGATGCAATCTCCCAGACTTATCTACCCATCGATAGGGCTGCTAGATTGAATGGGGATTGGGTAGTCGGAGTACCGGAGGGTAGAGTATTCGATCAGTTCTCGGAGGATATGATCTCTAAGGAACCTGCTCCTATGGGTAACTATTCCTTCTGCGTAGGAGTGGACCACGGTTCCCAGCCTAATGCTCAAGTAGCAATCTTAGCAGCGATAGAGATGAGCGATCCCGCTAAACCCTGGGTATATGTTCTAGATGAGTACGTATCCGGATCTGCTCCTCCAGAAGCCCATGCTCGAGCAATATTGGAGATGCTGAGCAGAAACTCCATCGAGGCTGCTTCTTGCAGATGGACCGGAGATAATATCCATTACGGAGGCTCCGGAGGTGGGAAGATGAGTAACTCGTTACTTATGAAGGCGTTCGAGCGTGTTATGGGTTATCCGCAGGGTAATCTCCCCTTCAGAATTCGTACTATCAAGAAGCCTCGTTATAGTGTATATTACGGTAGCGCTATGATACACTCGATTATGGCAAGAAGGCAATTTTTTATCCATCCTAAATGCGAGCGGTTAATCCTATCGCTGCAGCGATGGACAATGAAAAAGAACCAGAGTGCTAGATCGAGAGATGAGTGGGGTCATTCAGTCGATGCTCTTCGATACTGCGTAGTTCCAACCCTAGAAACTAATAAACTAAATATCCCCGGTAAACTAAGGATCTATTGATATGTATATTAATCTACCTATTAAGCCTCTCGCTCCTACTGCAGATGAGCAGGAGAGATGGAGTCACACAGCACTACGGAAGCGAATGATTATTGGAGCCTGGGAGCAAGATCTAGAAGATGAACTCGCTAGACATCTTCCCGCAGATCGGAGAGAAGCCTGGGGCCCTGCAGATCTCTCCTCCAATCCCTTCGAGCAGATCACTAGACAATTATCCGTTCTATATCATGAGGTCCCAGCAGTAACGAATCTTAATGGAGATATCTCTGCTTTAACTGCGAGAGAAGGACTGGTTACGCAGGCAGGGCTATGGCAACTCATGCAGAGAGCCCAGCAGATGGTAATCGGACTCCGAGAGAGCGCAATCCGGATAGATGTTAATCCTCATGTACAAGGGGCTCCTACTATTGCACCAGGTATCCAATACCGGATCGTTACTCCAGATCTCCTATATTGCGAAGCCCATCCAGATCAGCCCGATATCCCGGTTTATTATCAAGAGGCTAGGCTCCGAGAGTTCGAGGGGAAGCCTATCTGGGTAGCAGATGTACTCGATATCCGAGATCCACAGATGCCGATCTTCGGAATGTTCGAGATAAATAAAGATGGAGCACTCGGGAAGGATATGAGCATGGAGTTTATGGGTCATCCTACCCATAGAGGAGAAGATTATCCATACCGAGATGGAGATGGTAATCCCTTCCTCCCTGTAGTTCTATACCATGCTGAGAAGACAGGATTTCTATGGGATGCTTATAACGCTTCTCAGATGGTCTATGGTTCTTTAACTAGCGCAGTACTGTATTCTATGTGGGTTCATCTTGTGCGAGATGCCTGCTGGAGTCAGAAATATGTAGCAGGGCTCTCCGTTGCTGGACTCTCTCAGATTGATCAGAATGAGATAGCCCGGAGATCTTCTATTGCTACAGATCCCTCATCGATTCTAGTATTTACTCAAGATCCAGATGCTCAAGGGCAGCCCTTAGTAGGATCCTTCTCTATTCCTACGGATCCTCACGCTCTGTTAGAATCCATCTCTAAATATGAGATGCGAGTAGGATTAGCAGCAGGGCTCTCTCCAAGTGAACTAAGCAGAACGAATGGAGATCCCCGCTCCGGTTATGCTCTCGCAGTATCGAAGAGTGGACAAAGAGAAGCCCAAAAGAAGTTCGCTCCTGTATTCCGCTTGGGAGATGAGGAACTCTTGGCTAAAACTGCTATGCTTGCTAATCGCTTCCTCGGAACATCTCTCCCGGAGGCTGGATATAGAGTATCCTATCACTCCATGCCATTAACCCCGGATGAGATGAGAGCACAGAGAGAGGATATAATTGCTAAGATGCAGGCTGGGCTAATCTCTCCAGTTCAAGCGGTTATGATGATGTACGAGGATATGGATCAGCGAGAGGCTCGAGAGTATCTTCTGCAGATTCGAAGAGAGAGAGCGGAGTTTATGTAATGAACTGTGAGGAGTGTAAGAAGCCCATCCAGGAGATAAAGGATTCTATCGTAGAGTGGATATCCTGCGAGGACTGGGCTCTCTCTATGTATGTAAGAATGGTCCATCCGGGCTGCTGCTATTACGAGAAGAGAAGGGAGATACTCGAGGAGATGGATGCTAATGATCATTGGCTACCGCTCGCAGAGATAGAAACTTTTCTCGATATAGCCTGGGAGATGCCTTGGGATGATAAGATTCTAGCAGAATCTGCATTTATTCGATATATTACTCAAAGAAACCATAACGGAGGTACAAACCATGAAGACTATAAACCATGAAGGAGTAGAGTACGTTCTTAAAGCAGATATCGAGGCTGCTTTTAAAGATCGTATATCTAAATTAAGTGCTAGAGCCATCCAAGCGGAGGAAGCAGCGAAGGCTCTCCAAGAAACTCTAGATAACCAATCCGGAGAACTTACCAAGATCTCTACATTACAAGAGAAGGTATCTACTCTAGAGCAATCTCTCCAAGAAGCGGAGAGTAAATACTCGAGAGTATCTATGCTATCGGATCTAGGATTTACAGATCCCGATCTTCGAGATGCAGTAGAATGGGCTTATAGTAGATCGAATAGCGAAGCATCTCTAGAGGATTGGATTAAAGGTATCAAGGAGAACCCAGCAGAGGCTCCAATGGTTCTTAGACCTCATCTCCAAGCGAACGTAACTCCAGAGGCTACCGCAGAAGCATCTCCAAGCGCAGAAGCAGCCCCGGAAGTACAAGCGGAAACAGCAGAGAGCCCATCTCTCCTCCCTCCTCGAACGAATACAGGAGCGAAACCTGCTCCAGTACAGAGCGGAGATATCCTCTCAAGAGTAGGAAGCGGAGATCTAGACTTCTACGAGCAGAATCACGAGGCTATTAAGAAAGCCTGGAGACAACAGAAGAGAACTCGAACTTATTAAAGATACATTCTAGGAGGTACTTATGGCACTTGATCTACGAGGAGAAAGAGCAGCCTGTTTTGTGAAAACATTCACAGCAAACCAGACAGCAACGGAGATCCAACTCCCAGCGATTGCTACTACTATAACTATTGGTTGCGAGCAGCACTCCATATACTGGAGTCATGAAGGAACAGATGGACAGACTCTCGGAGCGAATAAGGACTTTATCGCAGGAGGTGCGAAGATGTCTGTTAAGGCTGGTAGAGGTCGTAACAAGATGGATACTATCTATATCGCTACCAAGAGTAGTTCCTCTGCTACAGTTACTCTAATCTTCGAGGAGGAATAAATGGCTCTATATTCTTCTCCTGGTTCTTCTAGACCAGAAGTACATACCTTCTCCAATTCTACTCAAGTGATCATAACTCATAATCTAGGCTATAAACCGATGATCGAGATTATCCTAAGCGATGGGACTATAGCAGAAGGGCTCGTAACTCATAACAGCGTTAATCAAGTTACAATATCTTTCCAAATTTCACTCTCCGGAGAGATTTTACTGAGGTAGTATAGAGAGCGAGGGGAGAATCCCTCTTAATCTATATATGGAGTTAAAAATGCAATTTCTTGCACCTACAAATGTATTCGAGGGAGTGGTACAATTAAATCAATCTCCTTCTGCTGATAACCACGCTGTTACTCGTGCTTACTTGGAAGCGAATTCCGTAGTCGGTATCGCTGCTGATTCTGCTAACTATGCTGAACTTGTAACAGAGGGTGGAGATCTTAAACTTAAACTGAAGCCTTTAACCATTACAGATGTAAGCGTAGATACTTCTGCTGCTTCTCTTTCTGCTTGGGTAACTGCGAACTACTCGAACGGTAACGAGAAACAAGAAGGTGATATCATCGTTCTTACTGCAGTCTCAGGACGTGCTCAGACCTTTATCCATAATGGTGGTACTGCTGGTACTACTGCTGACTTCGCAGAGATCGAAGGTGCAGATGTTACAGATGCTGAAGTTCGAGGAGCCCTCTCTGCTTCTTCTGGTATCGATTACAATGCTTCTACTGGTGAATTCACTGCAGATCAAGCAGAGATTCGAGGATTCTTCGCTGCTGGTACTGGATTATCTTACGATTCCTCCAACGGTACTTACTCTCTTAATGTTGACTCGGATGGAATTTCAGAGGGAAGTAGCAACCTCTACCATACTTCCGCAAGAGTCAGAAGTAGTATCTCTGTATCAGGTGATATCCTTGCTTACGATAGTTCTACTGGTGTTATCTCTATGTCAATCGATACGGGAGATGTGTCCGAGAACGGTAACCTCTACTTCACGGAAGCAAGAGCCAGAGCCGCTCTCACTGTAGCAAGTGCTGGTTCAGAAGATGTACAGTTATTGACTAAATCGAACGCTGGTGTAATGTCTGTTCTGTTGTCAGATGTATTTAACGAGTTCTCTGCTGGTACTGGTTTATCTTTCGATGGTGGTGAATACTCATTGAATGCTAATACCGATAATATTACAGAGGCTGCTGGTGCTACTAATCAGTTCTTCACTCAAGCAAGAGCCCGAAATAGTATCTCTGTAGATGCTGCTGGACTTGCATATAATGCCTCTACTGGTGTTATCGCTCTCGATGCAGACTCGGACGATATCGCAGAAGGAAGTACGAATTTATTCCATACTCCCGCAAGAGTCAGAACTAGTATCTCTGCTGATTCTGCTGCAGGTAACCTTCTTACTTATGATAGTTCTACTGGTGCTATCTTAGTAGATATCGCTGACTTCCGTACAGAGTTCGCTCCTCAGAACTTGACCGCTAACACCTTCGCTACATTGAACCATGGACTCGGTAAAAAGATCGTACATGTTTCAGCATACGATAGCAGCGGAAACAAGATCCAATTGGATGTACAATTGACAGATGCTAATAACTGTAAAGTTAAATCAGTTATTAATGTTACAGGTGCTGAGATCGTAGTATCTTTGTAATCTTCACACAATCCCTAAAAAAAGGGCTTCGGATGTACCTCCCCAAGCCCTTCCCCTCGCTCTCCTCGAGGGGTTTTTTTTTATCCTTGCTAGTCCTAATTATATCGTTTATACTTCTAATGGGTAGGGTCGCTCCCGGAACAGCAGAAGAGCCCAGATAATATATTTTTCCCCCTTCTTCTAATGGTGCTAATATGGCAAATGAAATTACTAATACCGGGCTCGTAGGTGACTTACGATTAGCCCAGATGATCTCCATGGAAATCCGCTTATTGCTCAAGGATTCCGTAAATCTCCGTAACACTCCCTTCGTAGACTTCTGCGGATCGATTAATGGTCAAGGATCAGATACGATCCGAGTTCGCAAGGCGTTCCTTGATGGTGAAGATGGCTTCACTGCTTTCACTGGTGCAACCGAAGAGAACGCAGTATCTAACACTGCTCTCGTAGATGGTCACGTAGATATCGTATGTAAGCGTAACTCTCTCGCTTACTCAATCACAGATCTTGCTACTATGACAGGTATGGGTCAAGATATCGATCCATTCCGTATCGCAGAACACATCTCTAAATCTTACGATGCTCTTTTTGCTAAACTTACTGCTGCAGTTTTCGCTGGTTTTACTGCTCAAGTAGGTAGCGCTGCTGCTATGAGTGTTGATGTATTCCAAGATGCTATCCAGGCTCTTGAGGCTGCAGATTCTAACAAGGGTGCTCCAGGTCCTTACGTATGTGTATTGCATCCTGCTCAGTTCGCAGAATTGCAAGATAGTATTCGAAGCGAGACTGGTGCGGTAGCATATGCTCCAGCATCTTTCGAGGCTCTTGCTGCTAAAGGTTCTCACTATAAAGGATCTTTCATGGGCGTTGAGATCTATACTAGTTCTTACGTTATCAACGGTGGATCTAACTACCAGGCTGCTATGTTCTCTCCGGGTGCTATCGGTTACGCTACTGGTATGCCTGCTGCTCTTCCGGGTGCTTCTGAATCTATGCAGATGGGTGAAGTTATGGTAGAGATGGATCGTACTGCTGCTGCTGCATTGACTCAAGTAGTAGGACACGCTTATCTCGGTATCGCTATCATCGATGATGATCGTGGAGTAGAGATCGCTACTCTTAGTTAATCCCAACGGATTACAATATGGGGAAGGGCTGCTGCTCTTCCCCTCGTTTTAACTTACAATGAGGTACACACAATGAGTTATAATCCCCAGCCCTGGGCACCAGTCCAAGCCCAAACACAAGAGTTACTCCCAGAGCAGCCTAATCACCCGTTCTTCTATAAATGGCATCCTACTAACTGGAGTTATCATTACTTCGAGAAAGAAGTAATGAAGGGTAAGACAAAGAAGATGGAGAGATCATTTTACTTCGTTCCCAATATCAGAATGGAGCATATCATTCCAGGAGTAAACGGAGTACACCAAATCCAAGGAGAGAGAGGGAACGCAGGCTCTCGGATTGGGAATCTTCAGCAGCGAGGATGGATCTATCTTGATCCTGCGAAGTATCAGTATATCCATCAGTATCGAGTCCGTAGAGGTTACTTCCATTGCCCTAAATGGCAATCTGTACGAGTAGTAGGGAATCGAGTTATTAAGAACTTCGATAGAGAGGCTTTCCTTAAATGGTCCTGCTCTTTAATCGTAGATGGAACTCTCCAACCTATCGAACCTCACTTCTGGGAGTTACAGAGCCTTACCCATCAGAAGGCTATCAGTAGAATGATGAACTCCCAGCATATTCCAGAGATAAAAGCGAAGATCGATGAACACTACAAGGTTAGAGAAGATATGCTATCATTTATCGAGTCCTTCAAAGAGAAGGGAATCGAACTTTACAAAGAGATAAAATAATGCCTACTAGCACCCCATACGCTCCGCAGATCAAGATCCCGGAACTTCTCGAAAGAGAGAAGAGCAACACTACAACACTACCGATCTACCGTGATGGGGTGCTAGCGGTTCCTACAGAGGTAAGATATACCCTGTACAAACCAGATCAAACTAAACTTATAGATAATGCTGCTGCTTCCTTCCCTGCTAATATTCCTACTTATGTCCATTCTTCTTCGAGTCTGGATGATAGCCTGGCACTCGGAGAAGGATACCTGCAGGAGTGGAAGATTACAATTGTAGGAGATGTATATGTTTTTCGTAGAATGGCAGCGGTTGTATTACGCAGGCTATATCCAGTGGTATCAGATGGAGATCTAACTGCTACGTATTCACAGTTAGCAGATATCAGACCTTCTAACCTAACCTCCTACCAGACTTATATCGATGAGGCTTGGTATACGATGGTCCAAAGAATGAGAACCGAAGGAGGAGGAATGGAGTATCTAGTTATGTCTCCTGAAGCCTTCCGGGCTGCTCATCAGAATCTAGCACTCTATTATATTTTTAGAGACTTTCATTCTAGCCTAGGACAATCGAACGGAAGATACTTGGATCTCGCTAATGAGCACTTCGCACAATACAAGGATGAGTGGAAGCGGATTAACTTTATCTATGATCACAATCACGATGGTCAGACTGGTAACCCTAATGATAGAGTCGCTAAGCAGCCTGTAATCTACTTAAATAGTAACGGAAGATTCTCCCGCAGGATGAGGAGAAGATAATGCCTCAATCCCTCTCGAGTATCCGTAAGGCTATCGCTACGAAGATAGAGACTCTCTCCGGGTTTAAAGAATCTAAGCATACTCCGGACTTTTTCGGGAGAACGGAGAACACTGTAGCCCATAAGGCTTTCTCTATCTCCGTTGCATCTAGTACAGCAATGGAAGAGAGGCAGCGGAGAGCAGTAGGAGTGTATCTCACTACTCCTATGCAGGTAATCTTCTCCTATCGATTAAGACCTCTCGATATTTATCCTACGGATTACGATGCTAGCCTGGATGCAGAAGAGCAGGTTATTAACAAGATCCTCGAGGTGTATGCTACGGATAATGAGTTCACTATTCGATACACATCTAGCGAGAGATCTGTTACGGATTCCCAAGAGTATATCCTTATTACTTTATCGTTCAATATATTACACACTATCTAATACTATCGGTTAAAATAGTAACCATAATCCCCGGAGGCTTTCATGGCTTATTCAACAGTCCCAAAAACTAAACGAGATGGTAAGATCGAATTAATCGATGGTACTACTCCAACAGCAACAGTTCTAGAAGTAGCGTACGAAGATGGTAACTTTACCTTCTCAGATCCTCAGCAGTTCTCGGAACTCGTAGTGATGGATCGAGGTAACTTCTCTGCTATCCGTAAGCAAGATGAGCAAGCGAAAACAGGATCTTTCTCTTTTCACTTCAGACAGTTTACAGATGGATCAGAAGCAGGAAGTATCCGAGACTTCATTAACAAGAGCGGAAACTATACTGGTAATACTTCTACTGGTACAAGTGGTACTCCATACGTAGAGCATTACACTATCGATATTTTATACACTGCAGAAGGAACAGACTTCGGAGATGATGCAGATCATACTGTAAGACTTTCTAAATGTGTATGCTCTCTAGACTTCTCAGAAGGTGATCCCTCATCATTCACTCTTAACTTTACTTGCTATGGTGGAGTATCGGTTACAGGTCCTGCATAATCTATCTAAGCATAAGGAGGTACTATGCTATTAGATCTTAAGAAACTCGGGAAGCATGAGGGGAAGATTCCTTCCTCTATTGCTACTTGCTTAGACTTCGTATCCATCTGGGGTACTCAAGGACTTAACCGGGCTCAACTCGGTAGGCTCTGCGCTGCTGCTATTGCGGTATCCGTAGATCATAAGCGAGTACTCCCAGCCTATCCAATAACGAGCGGAGATCCCATAGCCTTCGGATATAAGATTCTCGATCGATTATTGGATGCTGGAGTTACTCCTGCTAAGGTCTACGAGATGGGGAGCGAAGTTCTATTGGAGATGATGAGAGTTATCCCTAGTGAGCAAGAGGTAGAAGAGCGAGCAAATTTTACGCAAGAGGGAGAGGAGGGCTAGATCTTCTCGCTCTCCGGATCTCTCTCCGATGGGGGAAGGATCCTCTCTGGTATTATACTCTCCCTGAAGATCTCCGAGTATCGCTGCTAGCAGAGTACAGGCTAGCGAATGAAGATCCGAAAGCAGCAAAGGATAGACAAGAGCGGATAAAAAGGGCTAGAATGGAGGAGATAATACGGGGCAAGAGATGAGCACTAAAATCACTACAAAGAGAGCAGGAATAGAGATAGATACAGATCTCCAGCAGTTCTACACAGGCTTCTTAGATAAGGTCGCTCCCAATGCTCGTAAGGTGCTCGAAGATACTCTTAAGAAGATCGAGGAAGATGCTGTAAGAGATTGGCCTGTAAGGAAGCCCATTATCCGTAAGACTGCAGAAGGGGAGGTTACCTTCTTTAAAAAGACCTCGAAGGGCTCCTGGAAGATGTTCGAGAGAGGCTTCCGGATTCTCCCCGGAGGAGTATTCGAGGCTTATCTGCGTAATAGGGCTCCTTACTCTTGGACTATAAAATTTGGAGTAGATTCCGAAAACAATAGAGGGCAAGATATAATCCAGCCTCAAGGGAAACGAGTAGCCAATGAACTCATGATTAAACCACAGAGGAAGGCTGCTAACAAGGTTGTTAAGGCTCTAGCCGATGACCTCATGCGGAGGATATAATGGCAGAAGAGAAAAGATCGATCAATATCGCTTATAAAGCGGATCTCAAGGATCTCATTAATAAGTTAAAGCAGATGCCTAATGTAACGGAAGCGGAAGCCCGTAAGATGGTATCCGCTCTCGATAGGCAACTCAAGCAAGCGGAGAAAGCCGCTAAGAAGAGTGCTGATGCTAGTGCGAAGGCTGCTAAGAATGCAGCAGCAGCAGCCCGGAGAGGTTCTAAAGAATTCGATGATATGGCAGATGCAGCCCGGAGAGCGGAGGAACGCTTAGAGAGAGTGGGAGAAGCATCCGGAGATATTGATAGGGGATTCTCTTCTGTAGGGCTTGCTCTTCGAGGTGTTAATCCTCAACTCGCAGAAGCAGCAGATGGAATAGCGGATATGTTCGCAGTAACAGAAGGGTTAACTATGTCCTTCGCTGCTCTTAATCCTCTTGTAGTAGCAGGAGGGATAGCGATAGGAGCATTAACGCTCGGATACGTAGCCCATCAAGCAGAACTAGAGAAGGTAAAAGAGACTACTCTAGCCCTCCGAGATGCTCAGAAGGCTCTAATCGAATCGCAGAACGAGCAAGAGAATAACCTCATCGATGCAGCAGGGAAACTTCGAGAACAGAGATTGGAGTATCAACTGCTTACAGGTCAGATCTCGGAGTATGAATTCAATCTCCAGAAGGCAGGAGAAGCCGCTAACGAATCCTTCCGGGGTAATATTGAAGCAATCCAGAGCAGCATCTCAGAGAGTGAACTTCTATTGGCAACGATTGAGAGCCTCAAGGATTCTTATATCGCTGCTGGGAAGTCTAACGTAGTACTCTCAGAAGGAGAGAAGGAGAGATTACGAACTCTACAGTTACAGACTTCTAGTGTAAAGAATAATCTAGACCTCACTCAAGAAGGATTAGCCCAGGCTGCAGAACTAGGAAAACTGGAGAAGGCTCTCCAGGCTGATATCGCTAATCAAGTTCAGCAGAGAGAAGCGATCGAGGCTATGCAAGCGGAAGCGGTAGAGACTGCTCAAGAGATGGTAACTCTAGAGAAAGAATTAGCAGATGCAAACGAAGCAGCAGCAGCAGCGAAAGAGAAGGGAGTAAAGCGTGCTAAGAAGAATCTAGATCTTCAAAAAGAAGAAGAAAAGAATATTAGAAATCTTATTAAACTTCTAAACGAAAAATTCGAAAAACAACAAGAAGCAAATAAGAAACTTGAGGACTTTCAGATAGAAGCCTTCATGACTGATGAACAGAGAGAGGCTCTAGCCTTCGGTAGGAAAATCGAACAGATAGAGAAACTCGGAGAGATTACAGGTCAGGAAGAACTCGCAGCAGATATCATTAAGCAGATGATGCACAATAAAGAACTAGAGCGGATGGAGGAACTCAAGAAAAAGGAAGAGGAACTCCAAGCGAAGAGAAAAGAGGGTTTAAAAGAAAATCTAGATGGAGCCCTGGAACTCGGTAGCACTCTCGCAGAACTCACAGAGATGAGAATCAAGGGTAATGAGATAGATGTACAAGCAATGAAGGATAAGCAGGAAGAGATCGCAGCAATGAGCGATATCGAGAGAGCAGCCTATGAGAAGGAGCAGAAGAATCTCCGGGGGCTCTTCAACTTCCGAAAAGGAATGGCACTTGCTGAGATTGCTATGGGGACTGCGGAGGCAGTAGTAGCAGCACAGAAGTTAATCTCTCCATTTAATGCTATCCAATCTGCTCTCGCAGTAGCAACCGGGGTAGCCCAGGCTGGTGTAGTTATGTCTCAGCAGATGCCCTCCTTCCATATGGGAGGTATGGCTCCAGATGAAGCGAACGCTAGAGTATTGCGAGGAGAAGCAATTCTAGATAGAGCAACAGTACGCAGGATGGGAGGAGAGCAAGGAGTACGCAATCTCCAGCAGGGAGGCTCTCCAAGTGTACAGACCGTAGTAATTCAACCCTTTAAACACTTCGGAAGGTTCGCTAAGGATCTAGGAATTCAACAGACTAGAAAAGTAGGAATACAAGGATACTAAGATGGCTAGCAATATTACTCCAGACTATTTAAGAGGCTTCCTTATCCCCACGATATCTATATCAAAGGATAATCTATGGGCTGCTCAATCTCAGTACACCCAAGCGAACTCGAGAGCAGGAGTACCGGAAGCGCAGAGCGATGGGGTTAATCTTACTCTCTCTTCTATCGGTTCTCAAGGTGAGGAGATCATAGTAGAGACTATACAGGGAGGGCTTCCAGGAGAGGCTCGATTTAAGTGGAAGGGAGAAGATAGTACGGAACTCGGGAAGGATGCAGCCCATATCCTAACAGAGTCCGGATATTGGAAGTACTCCTCGAGCACTGCTGTAGGAACTTACTTCTATAGCGATTGCGTAAGCGATTTAAATGGGGCTCTCTGGGTAATCTCGGAGATTCTAGACTCCTCTAATAGATATACGATCTCTCTACGGAGACAGAAGCAGAGCGGAACGATAGATCTAGTAGAAACTTTCGAGAGTTCTATTCTAGTAGGTACTCCATCTAGCCTGGGACTCCCTTCGATTACTCGATTACAGGATGGGAGTCTATTGGTAGCCTACTTCCAATACACAGATGAGAACGCAGTAAATATCAAGGTGCATCGATCTCTAGATGATGGTGATACATGGAAGCAGATCTCTCCTCGAGGGCTCGTAGATTCAATTGCTTCTAGTTCCAATGAACCTAAGAAGATGAAACTCGTAACGGTAGATAATACAGTTCTCCTGTTTATTGAACTAGAGACTAGCAATACAAATAGATTATCCCAATATGTATCTCGAGATGGTGGGACTACGTTCTCTCTAGTAGATCAGATCTCGAGCATATCGGATGGATACTTTCACCAGCCTAGCCCGGTAGCCCTTCCGGATGGGACTATCGGAGTAGCGTATATCTCAGATACAGCAGAGTTAAACTTTACTAAGATTCCTAATCCGGGGATTAGATTATCTGCTTCTTATTGGACAGATGCGAACGAGAACACGATCTCTATAACTGCTACTACATTCTCCAGTATTACCTCTAATGTGATGAGCGGAGGTAATGTTACAGCCTTCTATCAAGATGGGATTATCTGGGTAATTGCTCAAGAATTCGGAGATGGAAGGCTTATTGGGTATTACTCAGAAGATATGGGTAGTTCTTGGAGATATGCGAGCGGAGGAACTACTACAGCATCGAACGGATATATATTAGATTACGGAAGCAACTCCGATAGAGTAAAGAATCTCTCTTCATGTGTTCACGAGGGGAGAGCGAAAGTAATAGCCCATAATACGAACAGTGTATGGAGCCTAGCCCTAGGAGGTTACTCTTCCTTCTCATATCCAGCAAGATCGGATAATCCTCCCTTCTATCAGTACCTTGTATGGGAGAGTACTTATATCCCGGTTATGCTCCCTGCTACCTCGAGCCAATACACTACCACAGGAGCAGGAACACAGGCTCTAGATGATGAGGGATTAAATATTACTACCTCTGGGAATGTACGCTCTTATAAATATGCTCACTCCGGAGGCTACTTCGATGAAGGTCAGGTTATCAGATTAAGGCTTCAAGTAGATCAAGGGACTAGCGTTCTATCTGATTATATCGCTATTAAGATCTTCCAAGATGATACAACCAATAGCACAGAACTGCAGTTAAGATTCTCTACTACTACCATCGAAGTAAGAGACTCTGCAGGAGTGAAGGCTACCATCTCGCACGATATGACCAATAGCACAGAGATAGTAATAGGGCTCTTCGATACAGATGCGGAGATCTATTACAGAACCGCAGATGGAGCCCAGGCTAAAAAGTGGACTCTCCAATCTATTACAGGGATAACGAAGGGAGCAAGCGGAGCGGGTAATACTGTAGAATGGGGTCACTTCTCATTCTCTGGGGTTCTTACTTTCGAATCTCATTGGCAGGAAGTCTCTATTACATCTGGAGAGCAGGCTGGGCTCGGTAAGTTTACTCTACGAGGAGCGAAGTATCCTCCTCTCGGAGAGTATCAGTACATAGATCAAGGGCTCGCAATCACTGCGAAGGATTCTCCAGCAAGGGGAGAGGATGAATACAAGATTACTCCTCGATATGATTACGCTATTGAGAACATCTTCCATGAAGTATCTCTATCTCCAAGAGTTACTTGGAGAAGTACAGGAGATGCAACCCAAGCCCGGATCCCTCTCTTCATCGATCCAGTAGTACAAGCAACAGAGAAGAATCTAGGGCTCTCAGATGTTCTAGGAGTACATCTTGCTAATGTAAACTTCCGTAAGTTCTCTCTTCAATCTTGGGATGGGGCTGCATGGTCTGTATTAGCAGATGTAGATATCGGAGAGGGATTTAACGGAACCTATATAAAGAAGGGGAATACTCTCATCTCTAACAATACTGGCAAAAACTTCTTACTCCGATATGGAGAGGCTATTGGATGGAGAGCAGAACTCAAGAGCGGAGAGACTACGAAGATAGTTAAGATCCGAATGAATAGCGAGGGGATCTGGACAAATCATAGCGGAGTTAAGCAAACAGTTCTCCAATACGATACGAGCCTTACAGATCCTAGCACTATCCCAGCCTCCGGAACTATTCATCTAATCCCGGATAGCATTACATTTATCAAGAGCAGATTAGATGGAGTGAACCTAGGACAATACGCTCTAGCAATCGAGATTCCAGTACAAGAGACTCTAGAAGATTACTTCCAGATCGGATCTCTTTTAATAGGCTCTGTAGCCTTCCCTGCTCCGCAGTATCAGCGAGGGAGATCGATTACATTCTCTCCGAATATCCAAGCCCAAGAGACTCTCGATGGAATGTTCTTCTCTCGTAAGATGAGCGCAGGAAGGAGAACTGCTAGCATAGCCTGGACAGAACCGATTGATACTACTCGATTGAATGAACTGGATCCGGACTATTGGCAAATATCACAGAGCGCAGGAGCCCAGCCCATAGCGAACTATGGAGATCCTTATCTCATGCACGGTATCTTCCGCTATCTGAGCAATCGAGAGCCTCTGGTATATCTTCCCTCTATAGATGTAGCAGCCTTCCGTACCGGGCTAGATGGTGAGAACGAGGCTATCCTAAACCGCAGAGAGCAGCATATGCTAGCGAGAACTACTGGAGAAGTTACAGTAGAGAGCGTTATAGGTGAAGAGATGATAGATGAGATGTTCCGAGTGGCTACTGTAAACCTCGAGGAGATTGAGTAATGGATACCATTAAGAGAAGCGATATCGAGCAGGGAGATATCTGCTTCCTCCTGGATATAGAATACTACGGAGCGATCTATCGATTCTCTACAGTACCCATCGATATAGAAGATAATGTAGAGAATACAGTTATCCCATATCGAGGAGCCCTAGAAGATCCTCCAGTTAATCTGCAGAGCGATCTCCTAGGAGTAGATCTCGAGGCTAATACTATCTCCATGCAGTTAACCTTCGAGGAGGTGGATTGGGTATCCGAGTTCCTCAAGGGGAGAACCCTTAACGATGCTATCTGTACTCTCTCGATGGTTATCGTAATCGAGGGAAAAACTTCCTTTACTCAGCAGGATAGAATCGGAATCTTTAAGGGTAGAGTTCTAGATGCCATCTTCGGAGCCCCGGATGCTCAGAAGGGTACTGTATCATTTACCATCGAGAACTCTGTAAACGTAAGAGAAGCGAAACTCCTAGGAGAAGAGCATGTTATTATCGAGGATAACTACATTATTCCTATCATCGAAAAGAGCAAGGGTAAGATAGTTCCCTTCGTTTTCGGAGAACTCGGAACCAGTGTAAGAGAGCAGGCTGGGAGCATCTCTTTAAATGAGGAACTAAGATGCACTCCATGTTACCAGGCTGGAGGAACATCAACTCTATTAACTCAATACTTCCAAGTAGCCTATCATCAAGTAATGAATCCGGGAACCTCTCTTATCAAGATCTTCGATGGGAAGGGAGGCTCCTTTACTAATCCGGTAGAGATTGCGGTAGATAGTAAAGGATTCCTGCATGCTTACGTACCATTCTATCTAATCGTAGGAAGCCCAGAGGGAACTAACGTACAGTATGATAACTTCCAAGTATCGAGCCCGGAGATAGCCTTCCAATATTACGCATCGTGGGGAGGATCTCGAGGAGGGATTCCCAGTATAGATGGAGATGGACCTATGGAGGGAGCAGTAGATCTCTCTCTCTACGTATTGGAGAAAACTGATTTACTATACGATTACTCCTCCTGGAATGGGCTTGCTCCGGTTCTCAATCGGTACAAGTTCGGAGGCTATGTAAACGATCTCGAAGTACCTGCTCTCGATTGGATCCAGCAGAATATATGGAGCATGCTTCCTATTATGGTAGTAATGGGAGGGAATGGAATAAAAGCAGCCCTCAATCTCTATACATACTCCCAAGAGATAATACCTACTCATCATCTGATAGAGAGCGGAGAACTAGAGATAATATCTCCATTAACTCCTCTCGAGGGTGAGATTATCAATAAGATTACCATTCGATTCTCCTACGCAGGAATGACAGGAGCCTACAGATCTCAAGTAGTAATAGATCCCCTATTGGTAGAGGATGAACCTCTTAAATATCGGGATCCGATTGCTTACATCAGTTACACCCGGTACGGAATCCGAGAGAAGGTAATCGAGGCTCCCTTCGTTTATGATCTGCAGACCGCTATCCGGATTGCTAGAGATAAGATTAGAGCCCATGCTCTAGGGAACTACGCTATCGAGATCTCTGCTGCTCCGAAGTATGGATATCTAGACCTCGGAGATATTATATCGATTACATCCGAGAGAGTCGGATTAACGGATCATAAATGTCAGATCGTGAGCAAGTCATGGAGCGATAATCGCTGGAGATATGTTCTGCATATCGAGGATAATCCTCTGGTATCGATAAGAAAGTAATCTTTCCCTCCTTTCATACAATATCGGAGTATAGTAGGCTTATGATAGTATTCATAGATAGACAGCATGCAGGGAAGCCCAATAGCCCAGATGATAGAGGAGCATCTCTAGATCCTGCTCCCCTATTCGGTATGGGTAAGGAAGCGATGTACACTGGGTATCTATCTCTCATGATAGAAGAGAAGTTACTTAAGAACGGAGTAAAGGTTCTTCCCCTCTCAGATGGGTTCTACCCAGATAGACATAAGAGAGTTAACGAGTACTCCAAGAGATTTAAGAATGAGCAGCAAATTTATCTCGCTCTCCATTTAAATAGCGGAGGAGGAGATTACGCTAGTTTCTTCCATATGGGAAGCCAAAAAGGAAGCGATCTAGCCTCTGCGATATGTGACAAGATGAGCAGAGCATCTCTTCCAGGCTTGGTAAGATGTCTACCGAAGAGATGTAACTCTTCTGATTGGAC